GTTATCGCTTTTAAAACGTAAGATTTAAAGGAGTTTTTATGAAGATGGTTATTGTTTCTATTATGGATACTGCAGCTGGTGCTTATGGTCGTCCAGCTTTTGTTGCATCTGAGGGTGTTGCCGTACGTCAGTTTCAAGACGAAGTTAATCGTGTTTCGGAAGATAATCAGTTGTATAAACACCCAGATGATTTTAATTTGTATTATTTAGGTACTTATGATGATAATACAGGTGGTATGGATCTATTAGCTCAACCAAAGTTGGTTGCTAGAGCTAAAGATATTATGATTCGAGATGGTGAGTAAGTTTTTTTAAAACCGTACTACTCGTAAGAGTGGTACGGAATACTTCGGGAGATGAGTTATGCATCGCAATAAATCAGTTAGTTCGCATCAGTTTGCTATGATTCCTAAAGCTGAGATTCCACGCTCAAGCTTTGATACACAATATGCACATAAAACCACGTTTGATGGTGGTTATTTAGTGCCAATTTATTGTGATGAGGTGCTTCCAGGCGATATGCACAACGTTAAAGCTACGTTGTTTGCTCGATTGGCTACACCGTTGTTTCCTGTTATGGATAATTTACATCTTGACACGTTTTTCTTTTTTGTACCAAACAGATTAGTTTGGACAAATTGGGTCAAGTTTATGGGTGAGCAGACGAACCCAGGTGATTCTATTTCTTATGTTGTTCCTCAGATTACTTCAACTGCTGGTGGTTATGCAGTTGGTTCTATTTTCGACCATTTTGGTCTTCCTACTGCTGGTCAGATTACTGGCAGCAATACGGTTACGCATAATGCGTTACCGTTACGAGCTTATAATTTAATTTATAACGAGTGGTTTAGGGACGAGAATTTACAAAATTCCGTTACTGTTCGTACTGGTGATAGTGGAGACGTGCCAGGCGATTATTCTTTGTTACGTCGTGGCAAGCGTAAAGATTACTTTACTGGTGCTTTGCCTTGGCCACAAAAGGGTGATGCAGTAAGTATTCCTTTAGGTACTACTGCTCCTGTTTTATCTGATAATTCTAATATTCAGTTTAAGTCTGCTAATGGAAACGTTAATAATTTATCTTGGCAGATTGCAGCTGCTTCAGGTTCTGTTTCTTCTTGGGCTTATGGTGATACTGGCGAGTCTGCTGCTCGTTTTGGTACTAATACTGGTCTTTATGCTGATTTGAGTGATGCTACTGCAGCAACTATTAACCAGTTGCGTCAGTCATTTCAAATTCAGCGTTTGCTTGAGCGCGATGCGCGAGGTGGTACACGTTACACAGAGTTGTTACGTGCTCATTTTGGAGTAACTCCACAAGATTATCGTTTACAACGTCCTGAATATATTGGTGGAGGTTCGACTTATGTCAACGTTAACCCAATTGCTCAAACGTCTGCTACTTCTATCTCTGGCGGCGCTACTCCGCTTGGTAACTTGGCTGCAATGGGTACTGCGTTGGCTAGTGGACATGGTTTTACGTATCATGCTCAAGAACATGGATATGTAATTGGTATTGTTTCTGTTCGTGCTGATTTAACTTATCAGCAAGGTTTACCTAAGATGTGGAGTCGTGAGACTCGTTATGATTTCTATTTCCCTGTATTTGCTCATTTGGGTGAGCAGGCAGTTTTGAATAAAGAGATTTATGTTACTGGTACTTCAACTGATGATGATGTATTTGGATATCAGGAGCGTTGGGCTGAATACCGTTACAAACCTTCGCAGATTACAGGTTTGTTTAAGTCAACCAGTTCTGGCACTATTGATGCGTGGCATTATGCTCAGAAATTTACGTCGTTGCCTACATTAAATGCAACTTTTATTCAAGAAACGCCACCTATTGAGCGTACTACAGCTGTAGGCGCAAGTGCAAATGGACAGCAATTCTTGATGGATGCGTTTTTTGATTGTAAGATGGCTAGACCTATGCCGATGTATAGTGTTCCTGGTCTAATTGATCATTTCTAATGTAATATACCTGGACTACTCCGAAAGGAGTAGTCAGGAAACAACCGAAGGGCGTTAGTATGGGTTTGAATTTAGGTACTCTCGGTGGTATTGCTTCAGTTGCTGGTGTTGCAACTGGTCAGCCGTGGTTAACTGCTGCAGGTTCAGCACTTGGTGCTATGGAATCTCAGAAGTTTAATGCTGAGCAGGCTCAGATTGGACGTGATTATCAGACTGAGATGGCTAATACGTCTTTTCAAAGACGTGTTGAGGATTTAAAGGCTGCAGGCCTTTCTCCTATGCTAGCTTATTCACAAGGCGGTGCTGCAGTGCCTTCAGGTGCTACTGCAAGTACTGCAGCTAATATTGGTGAATCTTCAGCGTCAGCTGGATCTACTGCTCGACAGATTAATATTAATCGAGAGCAGGCTTTATCTCAAATTCAATTGCAAGAACAACAACAGAATTTGTTGGGTTCGCAAGCTCTTAATTATGATTCTGATACCGCTTTAAAGCAGTATGAGTTGGCTAGTATGATGCCAGCTCGTTTAAAGAACCTTATGCAAGATACTTTAACTAAAGGTGCGTATGCAAGAGCAAGTATTGCTAACGCACGTACGACAGAGTATCTTATGCCAGAGGCAATTAAAAAAGGTTCTGCTTGGGCATCACAAGCCGGTACGGCTGCTGCTTATGGTAGTTTGGTTAAGCAGAATACTCCTCGCCCAGGTATTAATTTGGGCAGGTTTGGTAAATTTGGTTTATCTGTTGATTAAGGAATGAATATGACTAAGGTTTTTGTACGTAATCCGTATAATTACGATATTGATAAGGTGTCTGATGAGACTGGTCTTTTATGCAAAGACCCGAGTTTGGCTCAACAGCATATGAAAGATGAGTGCGACATTAATGTTATTGTCGAACGATTTGGCGTTACTGGGCAAATTCCCCAAACGCCAATAGAGCCGTCATACGGCGATTTTAGCGGTGTGACTGATTATCACACTGCAATGAATAAAATTAAAGCCGCTGATGCGGCATTTATGGCGTTACCGGCCAAACTTAGAGCTAAGTTTGACCATGATCCTAACGCTTTACTTAATTTTTTAGAGAATGAGACGAACAGAAGTGAGGCCATTCAGTTAGGTCTTATTGACGGTCAGCCAGTGGCTGAAGTAGTCGTTTCTGCAGTAGAAACACCTAAGCCAGACGCGTAAGCGGATGGCAGCACAGTTACTCTACTTGATGTAACTGTGCTAGGTGACACAAAAACCACTTTTTTAACTACGGAGTGCAATGTTATGAGCCTTTATAGAAAACCAATGAGCAAGCATGGCGCAGCGAAGAAATTTCGTCGTGGCGTAAGCAAGACGAAAAGCATTAATATGCGTTCTTCACCACAACGTGGTGGGTTTAGACTTTAATTTATGGCGTGTTATAAGCCCTTAACGGCTTATCAATGCGCTGACAAGTCTATAATTTGGCGGGAAATACCTGGTTACAACGTAATCAGGACTTTATCATTGCCTTGTGGTCAGTGTGTTGGTTGTCGCCTTGAACGCTCACGTCAGTGGGCGGTTCGTTGTATGCATGAGGCACAAATGCATACGAGTAATTGTTTTATTACTCTTACTTATGCTCCCGAGCATATTCGGGAAGCTAAGGATTTGTCTTTGAATTATGATCACTTTCAGTTATTTATGAAAAGGCTTCGTAGACATTACGATTATCGTAATGAATACGGTTTAGATGATGAGGGTAAGCGTATACTGCTTAACCCTATTAGATTTTATATGGCAGGTGAATATGGTGAATTACGTGATCGTCCTCATTTCCATGCTTGTATCTTTGGGCTTGATTTTGAAGATAAGAAGTTTCTCAAAAGAACGGAGACTGGGTCTATCTTATATACGTCAAAGATACTTGAAGAACTTTGGCCGTATGGCTATAGTTCTATTGGTGATGTCAATTTTGAATCTGCTGCTTATGTTGCTAGATATATTATGAAGAAAGTTAACGGTAAACCCCGTTTAACTGCTGATGGTCAATGGGTTGACCCTGAGCAACATTATGAATATTGTGATTTAAGTACTGGTGAGCTTATTAAGCGCGAACCTGAATTTAATAAGATGTCTTTAAGGCCTGGTATTGGACAGGCTTGGTTTGATAAGTACATGGAGGATGTTTATACATCCGATACGGTTGTGGTGCGCGGTAAGAAGTGCCGTCCACCACGTTTTTATGATAATAAGTTTAAAGAATTGTATCCAGAGCAATTTGATGGTATACAATTTAAAAGAGAACGCGAAGGTCGTTCTCGATTTGAAGATAACACTTTAGAGCGTTTGGCTGTAAAGGAAAAAGTCGCTTTGGCTAAGTTATCGCTTTTAAAACGTAAGATTTAAAGGAGTTATATATGAAGATGGTTATTGTTTCTATTAAAGATCGTGCAGCTGATGCTTATGGTCGTCCAGCTTATTTGGCTACAGAGGGTGTAGCTATTCGTCAGTTTAGTGATGAGATTAACCGAGCAAGCGAGGATAATCAAATGTATGTACATCCTGACGATTTTGATTTATTCTATTTAGGCACTTTTGATGATAATACTGGTGCTTTTGATTTGTTGGCTAGTCCTAAACAGATTTGTTTAGGTAAACAAGTTAAGATTCGTGAGACTGAGTAAGTTTTTTTAAAAACCGTATCACTCGTAAGAGTGGTACGGAACACTTCGGGAGATGATAATGCATCGTAATAAGTCAGTAAGTTCGCATCAGTTTGCTATGATTCCTAAAGCTGAGATTCCACGCTCAAGCTTTGATACACAATATGCACATAAAACCACATTTGATGGTGGTTATTTGGTGCCGATTTATTGTGATGAGGTTTTGCCAGGCGATATGCATAACGTTAAAGCAACTATGTTTGCACGTTTGGCTACGCCGTTATTTCCTGTAATGGATAATTTACATCTTGATACTTTTTTCTTTTTTGTCCCTAACCGTTTGGTTTGGACAAATTGGGTTAAGTTTATGGGTGAACAACAGAATCCAGGTGATTCTATTTCTTATGTAGTACCACAGATCACTTCTAGTGCTGGTGGTTACGCTGTTGGTTCTATTTTTGATCATTTTGGTCTTCCTACTGCTGGCCAGATTACTGGCAGCAATACGGTTACGCATAATGCGTTGCCGTTACGAGCTTATAATTTAATTTATAACGAGTGGTTTAGAGACGAGAATTTACAAAATTCCGTTGTTGTTAACACTGGTGACAGTGGTGATGATGTTTCTGATTACACTATGTTACGTCGCGGTAAGCGTAAGGATTATTTTACTGGTGCTTTGCCTTGGCCACAAAAGGGTGACGCAGTCACGATTCCTTTGGGTACAAAGGCAATGATTTATTCTGACGCACCTACAACTGGTTCTACAGATGTAGGAGTATTTTCTACAGTTCAGAATAAGAATGCAAAGCTTTATACTGCCGGTTCTTTTTTAGAGATGACAAACGATACAGCTACTGCTGCTAATACGTTGTATGCTGATTTGTCAGATGCTACTGCTGCAACTATTAATCAGTTGCGTCAGTCTTTCCAGATTCAGCGTTTGCTAGAGCGTGATGCTCGTGGTGGTACACGTTATACAGAATTGTTGAGAGCGCATTTTGGCGTAACTCCACAAGATTATCGTTTACAACGTCCAGAGTATATTGGTGGAGGTTCAACATATGTTAACGTTAACCCGATTGCTCAAACGTCTGCTACTTCTATTTCTGGTGGTGCTACTCCGCTTGGTAACTTGGCTGCAATGGGTACTGCGTTGGCTAGTGGACATGGTTTTACGTATCATGCTCAAGAACATGGATATATCATTGGTTTGGTAAACGTTCGTGCTGATTTAACTTATCAGCAAGGTCTCCCTAAGATGTGGTCTCGTGAGACACGTTACGATTTCTATTTCCCTGTATTTGCTCATTTAGGTGAGCAAGCTGTTTTGAATAAAGAGATTTATGTTACTGGTACATCAACTGATGATGATGTTTTCGGATATCAAGAGCGTTGGGCTGAGTACCGTTATAAGCCTTCTCAGATTACTGGTTTGTTCAAGTCTACAAGTTCTGGTACGATTGACCCTTGGCATTACGCTCAGAAGTTTACTTCGCTGCCTACGTTGAATGCTACGTTTATTCAGGAGACTCCTCCTATTGACCGTACTACTGCAGTTGGTGCAGCTGCTAACGGTCAGCAGTTTTTGATGGATGCGTTTTTTGATTGTAAGATGGCTAGACCTATGCCTATGTATAGTGTTCCTGGTTTAATTGACCATTTCTAATGTAAGATACCTGGACTACTCCGAAAGGAGTAGTCAGGAAACAACCGAAGGGCGTTAGTATGGGTTTATTTAGTGGTGTTTTAGATGCTGTGACATCTGTTGCGAAACCTGTTACACAGGCTATTTCGCCTATTGCTCCTTTACTTGGTGGTTTAGCTGGTGCAGCTGGTTCTTATTTAGGTACTACCAGTGCAAACCAAGCTAATATTGCTCAGACTAAGGAGCAGATGGATTTTCAAGAACGTATGTCTAATACGTCTTATCAGCGTGCTATTGAAGATATGAAAGCCGCTGGTTTATCGCCTATGTTGGCTTATTCTCAAGGTGGAGCAAGTGCGCCTCAGGGTGCAGCTGCTCGTGTTGATAATGCTTTAGGTAACGCTGTTAATTCTGCTTCTACTTCTATGCAGACTGGTATTAATATGATGTCTGCTGCTCAACAAGTTAAGTTGAATATGGCTCAAGAGCAGAATATTGATGCTTCTACTTCTAAGATGGAAGCTGAAACTGTAACTGAGGTATTGCGTTCTAAGTATGTTACAGAAGATACTAAGCGTGTTGTTATGGATACTTGGTTGAAGGAGCTTCAAGGTCGTATGACCTCTGCTCTTACTTCTAAAGAGAATTATTTGATGCCTAAGAATATTGCTGAAGGCAAGTATTATGAACATTTAGGGTATGCTCCTTTTGCTGCCCGTGATGGTGGTAAGTTGGTTTCTGATTTGGCTTCTGCATTTGGTAGTATTACGCGTAAGCCTACTGTTATTAATAAAAATTATGGAGTTAAACCATGACTAAAGTTTTTGTACGTAATCCTTATAATTATGATATGGCTCTTGCTTCGGAAGAGTCTGGTCTTTTTTGTAAAGACCCGAGTTTGGCTCAACAACACATGAAGGATGAGTGTGATATTAATGTTATAGTTGAGCGTTTTGGCGTAACTGGTAAATTTCCAGTAACCGTTATAGAGCCGTCATACGGCGATTTTAGTGGTGTATCTAACTACCACGATGCAATGAATAGAATTAAAGCCGCTGATGAGGCTTTTATGGCTTTGCCAGCTAAGATTAGGGCTAAGTTTGACCATGACCCTAATGCTTTGCTAAATTATTTGCAGAATGAAGAGAATCGCGATGAGGCGATTCAAATTGGTCTTATTGATGGAAAACCGGTGGTTGAACCCATCGTTTCTGCAGTAGAAACACCTAAGTCAGACGCGTAAGCGGATGCCAGCACAGTTACTCTACTTGATGTAACTGTGCTAGGTGACACCAAAACCACATTTATTAACTACGGAGTGCAATGTTATGAGCCTTTATAGAAAACCAATGAGCAAGCATGGCGCAGCTAAGAAGTTTCGTCGTGGCGTAAGCAAGACCAAAAGCATTAATATGCGTACTTCACCGCAACGCGGTGGTTTTAGACTGTAATTTATGGCGTGTTATAAGCCGCTTACGGCTTATCAATGCGCTGACAGGTCTATTATTTGGCGGGAGATACCAGGAGCGGATGTAGTCCGCACCTTGTCATTGCCTTGTGGTCAGTGTGTTGGTTGTCGCCTTGAACGCTCACGTCAGTGGGCGATTCGTTGTATGCATGAGGCACAAATGCATACGAGTAATTGTTTTATTACTCTTACTTTTGCTAACTTTTCGTGGTTTGATGCGAAAAAAGTTAAGAAGAATGAAATTTATTCGTATCATAAGCAACATTCAGCAATGAATTTGATTTATGAAGAATTTCAGTTGTTTATGAAAAGGTTCAGGAAACGTTTTCCTGGTAAGTCTATTAGATTTTATATGGCAGGTGAATATGGTG